GTAGTCTGGGCGGTCCAGTCCACCTCGTAGACGACATCCCACAGGGCAGCCGCGCCCCCGCCTCCGCTGATCCTTCCGCCGACGGGCATTAGGTCACGTCCATGTAGAGAACGCGGAACTTAGAGAAAATCGGTTGGATGTCGGTTACAGCATTCTCGTCCTGGGCGGTCATGCCGACGCGCAGGTTAGCGAGCGTGAACGCGCTTCCGTCCGTCGCATCGCTGAACATTACCGAGGTGCCGATCGTCGGGGTGAAGTCGTTCGGGTCCGGGAAGTCCCCGTCGTCGGGCATGTTGCCGACCGCACCATACAGGGACGAGATGTAATCCGGCCCGGGCCAGATCGTGATCTGATAGAAGTCGCGGTCTCCCTGGGCTGCGGTCGTTACCTCGTAGTCCGCCCAGGTAGCCGCCCCTCCGCTGTTCTCGGTGTAGCCGACGATCTGACTCTTGGCGCTGCTCTCGTAGATCGCTCGCGATAGAAGGTAACGGACGTCACTCTGCCCCGTTCCGGTGTAGCCGTTCCAGAGGATGAGCCCCCAAGCGTCGTAGTTGTTTCCGACGTCGGTGCTCGAAGTCGCAGTCGCCTGGATGCAGACCGCCTGCTCGTTCAACGCATAGGTCTTGGCGACTCCCACGAGGTCCGCGACCTTTGCCGAGAAGACCCCCGCCGCCATCGTAGTTGTGTAGATGTTCTTGCTCGAGTCGGGCCAGATGCACAGACCGTTCGATCCGTCCAGCTCGAACCCGTCGGTCTGGAAGTCGCTGGACGTGTTGTTTTCCGCCGTCCAGTCGACGCCGCTCATAGTCCTGGTTGCCGTGCCGGCGCTGCTCAGATCCTGGGCGCTCTCGGAGCTCAAGTCGAGGGAGTACGCCTCGACCCAGAGGTTGTCACCTCCGCCGCCTCCGCCGCCCCCGCTGATCCTCCCGCCGATCGGCATCGTCTCACCTGAACCAGACGACAGAAGCGACGGGCGTCCCGCTTGCGGACTTGATCTTGATCGGGAGATCGGCGCCTATCCCAGGAGGGGGAGGGCGGAGAGACCACGAGGATCCCGCGGGAACCTGCTCTTCGTTGCCGCTGTCGATCTCGACGGTAAATCCGATCTCGGAATCATCCAGGGTGACCGAGATCGACCGGGCGCCATCTTCGATCGTGATGGCGGATCCGTAGGACGTCGAGAGCGTTTGAGCTGCTGATCTATAGAGGGACATCAGGTCAACGCCACTTCACCGTCTTTGATACTCGATCCGTCCGAATAGCGAACCTTGAACATGAGCTTGTCGGCTCCCTCGTCGAGCCAGAAGGTGATCTGGCTGACGCCAAGACCAGACGAGATCTCCGTGCTCGGAGTAGCGACGAACACATATCCGTTGTCGTCTACTTGTATCTTGCTCTCAAGAACCTTCGTTCCTCGTGACATCTCAGGGCTCCCTTGTGGGGAGGTCGGGCGGCGAGGCCCAACCCCTGGTGATGGGGTTTAGTCCTTCTTGCGGCACCGCTCCCCGTGTACTACATAGCGAGCTGCTGCTCGCGACTTCTTCTGTGCTTCCTCGTGGTTCATCGTCCCGCGGCTCTCGGTCACGAGTCGCTTTGTCATCCGGTCGATCGTCTCGCGCACGCCCTGCTTCTCACCCGACATTGGAGCTGTCCTCCTGGGGCTTCTTGCGCGGCTTGCGCGGGGTCTTGGGTGCGGACGCCTTCAGCATCTGATCGCGGGTCGCCTCTTCTCGTCTGAGCTTGCCGGCGGCGATCTGGTTCGCGGGGTTGAGGCTGACCGCTCCCTGAAGGCGTTCGATCCGCCGCTCGACCTCTCGAGTCTTGACCTTCACAATGTTGGGTGTGATGGGCGCGACGATCCCCGAGCTGATGAGGTGTCGGAGGAACTTATAGTACTCCTCGCCGCCCTCATCGACGAAGAGCCGGCCCGCCTCGACGCTCACCTTTTGGAAGGGATCAAGGTGAGTGCTGCCGCCCGCCTCGTGCGGGTATGCGACGAGGTAGTCCTGATAGGGACCGAGGCGCGGATCGGATGGCTGGATCACTTGCCAGCCTCGGCGCATGCCTCCGGCGACCGCAAGGTCGACCCCTCCGCCCTCTGTCACGCCGTCGACTCCTGGATCGATCCGCAGCTTTCCGAGCAGCGGCAGCCACTCGCCATCGACGAACATGAACCGGAACGGATGATGCCGGAAGAGGAACCGAGACTGCTTCCGCACCCGGCGCGGGATCTTGACCGCGTCATACCTCTCTTCTCGATCTATTCGCTTGCCTAGTACCTGCGCCATGAGTTCCTACCCTCGCTTGACTGAGTTTGGGGATACACGCCAGGTCGACGTAGCGGCCTTGCCCGCCTTGCCGTCCTTGGCGTTCTTGTGGAAGCTGATCACCCAGCCCCCCGGAGTTCTCTCGCCTGAGGCGTGGGCGGCATCCTCCCCCGACCGACGGAGGGCGGCGTCTACCGCGTCTCCGAAGGTCAGGGAGGAAGAATCACGGAGGCTGATGTAACCGTGAACCGCCATCGTCTCGCCTATCGGTCGGTGATGATAGCCACGCCGCGGGAGTCTTCCCCGATGGCGACAGCGTTAAAGGCGTGACCGATGACTCGGGAGAGGCCCGGATCGGCGACTCGCTCGAACTCGGCATACACCGGGCTCGCGGCGGGTGCCGGGACGGCTCCTCCCATGATGCCGGCGGCGGACGCCTCGGCGTAGGCGACCCCGCCCATTCCGAACATGGCGCCCGCGCTGTCTGCGCCAGCGTTAGCAGTCACGACCGAGTCACTCGCCCAGACGTCAACGCCCAGGAACTCGCCCTTGTAGCCCGGACCCTTGGCTCGGAGCATCTCGGCGGTCGCCGGCATCCACTGAACCGAGCCACCCTCAGACCGCAGGGACTCCTGCAAGTCTGTGAACTGGACGGTGTAGAGGACGCAGGCCAGCCGGCCCGGGACCACGCTCTGCTCGAGCTGGTAGATCGCGGCGTAGAAGTCGTCGACGGTGAGGTCAACCGTCGTCGTGCCGACCGTGTTCGAGAAGTCGTCGATCACTCCGCAGACCTGATCCGTGAACCGGAGCACGTAAGCATTGCTCACGGCGGCGGCGAGCTGGGCGAGGCCCAGGTTGCCGGGTCCGCCAGTAACCTGCATCAGATCCGAGATCTCATAGGCAATGATCTGCTGCACGACAGTGAGAGACAGCGCGGTGTCGGTCAGGGCTGTATTGCCGACCGCGGTGACCTCGTCGGTCTGGGCTGCCATTGCGCCGTTCCAGGTGATCTGAGGAGTCTCGAGCTTGGAAGAGCCAGAGCCGCCGAGATCGCCAATCTTGAGACAGACAGACCGGAGGTCCGTCGCGTCGTAGAGGGCATCCCAGATCAGGGAGTTGAACACCTCCGCTGCTCTAAGGTTGTCCCCCTGCCCAGTATAGGTAATTTCATTAGCCATCGTCGATCACTCCAAAGGCCAGCGGCCCGCGTTGATGTTGGTTCTCGCTCGCCTTCGCCCGTGAGGTGGGAGTGACCTGGCAGCGGTTCGCGTCACAGTTCGCCCGTTACGGTGGGAGAGACCTACTGCGGCGCGGTGTGTATTGATGCAATCCTATGCGGTTCGGATTGTATGGGTCAACTAATTAAACGGCAGCTTGATTGAGGCGAGAATCTCGGGCATAGCCGCGGCGCGCTCTTCTCTGCTCATCCCGCTGATGCTGCCCGGCGTGTACGGCTGAGCCGGAGGAGGTGCGGGGCGCGTGCCATTGTTGCTCGAGGGCATGGACGGGGGTGCGGGAACCTCGGGCGCGGACGTCGCGTCGGGTGTCCTGCTCTCTGGGGCGAGGAAGGACGCGACCATTGGCGTCGTCTTCCCTTCTCTCTGGAACCACTCGCCGAAATCTCCGGGCTCAGTGGCTCGATCGTACTTCGACCGCAAGAACTCGCTACAGTCCTGGTCCGTAATGCCGGCAGAGAGGAGAACCCGATCCTGACCCCATCGCGTCTCGGCGGAGGCGTGCTTCTGCTGGAGCTCGGCGAACTGGGAGTTCAGGTCGGAGAGGGCGTCAAGCTCGGCCTTGAACCCCGTCGCCTTCTTCTCCCAGATCGTCGCGGCTGGTCGGATCTCGTTCAGCTCAGCTTGGAGTGTGTTCCGGCTCTCGCGGATCTCAGCTGTCCGGGTCTTGATCAGCTCCTGAACCTGGGCCTCAGTGTATGTCTTGCTGGTTTCGTCTGTCATTGTCTCCCGCCTCCTACGTCGGGAAAGAGTGACCGCTCTCGGCGGATCGTCTCGAGGTGATCGATCGCCTCGGCCCGGTCCATGCTCGGATGCTCGGCGAGGACGAAGTCGACCGGGGACGCGAGGCCCACCTCCCACTTGGCCTTGATCTCCGCGGCTCGAGCTTGGCGCTCTGACGGGGTCGGCGGGACTGTCATGTAGCGGATCGAGTAGCCGAGCTCGGGGATGGCCGAGCCCTCGTTCGCGTTCAAGAGGGCGGCGGAGAGGGCGACGACGTCTTTGTCACCGCGCTCGAACTGGGCCTCGCTCGCCCTCTGGAGTCGGCGCACGCTCTCCCGCTTGAGGGCTATCGCGTAGCCCGACTCGGCGGCGCCCCCGCTCCGCTGGAAGTCGTCGGGACTCAGGCCGGCATGGGCTAGGGTTCGCTGTTCGTACTGGTCGATCGCGAGCTGTAACCTCTCGGGGTCAACGGGAGATGTGAACTGCCCGAGCCTCCCGGAGCCTGGTGCCCCGTCGTCTTGGAAGATCGCGATGGCTGTCGGGTCGAGGTGGACCTCTCGCCTCACCGACTTGCCGGTCCCTCGAGTAGCTCCGCCGCCGAGGCTGATCCCGACTCCGTACCTCTGGGCGAAGCTGGCGTCTCTTACGACGTAGCCCCAAAAGGACCAGTAGCACGCGATGAGGAGAGTCGCCT